GAACACATGAAAATATTCAGGTAATAATGTAGATTCTTCACGTACATCTCTCCAAATAATACTTCCATATCTATTATATCCCCATCTTTCTGGACCAACTTGACACATCATTGCATTAAGTTTGTCGTTAAAAAGACAGTTATCCACAGTTATATATTCTAAAGATAAATCACGCAACCATTCAGAACTAACTCCTGCATGTGAAAATAAGACATTGTCTACAATTTTATAAAACTGAAACAAGTTCTTATTATACAAGAATAAGTCTTGAATATCTTTGTAGTGATCCCGATCTATTCTAGACCCTGTTTTTAAATCACGAAGATAATGATAATCGTGATTACCTAAAAGCAAGGTTATTCTATCGGGGTTCTCTTTCTTTAATTCAATTATTTCCTTGAATCCTTTAAGAGCCTCTTCTTTTGATATAGATTCTTGTGGGTATGGATCAAGATAATCTCCAAGAAATACTACTTCCTCATCATCTGGAATTTCTTTCCAGAAACTTCTTCCATGAACGTCTGGTACTACTATCATATAAACATTTTTACGTTAGTTTTAGTTCTAGATAATGAAACATATTCCATTTGTCTCAACTCATCAACACTCTTACATTTAAGAATATTGTTCATATCGACAAATACGTTATTATAACTAGAACCTTGTGATTTGTGAACTGTGCAAGCATAACCGAAATCAAAAGTTTTCTTTTTGATTATTCGATTATCATAAATTAAATCTTTAGGTGTAGCAAAGCTCTCAACTATTTGATAATATATCTTCCAGAAATAAGATGCTTTCTTTCTATCAGGAGCATATAAAGCTTTTAATCTAATATTCTCAATTGTTTTAGCAAGATCTTCAAATGTTGCATCATCAATTGTATTAGATAAAATTATACACCTCATATTCTCTTTATTAACAGAGTCATAAAGATATAAATTATATGCTGGAAGAAGAGTAGTATAATAAGGAATAACATGTTGAATTGGTACTGGTTCTTCTGTAATTATATAATCCATAGAATTATAGAATTGAAAACCTTTAAAATTAAAGTTCTCATATCCAGTTAAAAATTCACCTTTGTTATATTCATTATCATTATCAAATAAGAATTTAGCAATCACTCTATTATAAGATTTAATTCTAGCGTTAGTATATGCTAATACTTTAGTGTAATTAACATCTTGTTTTTCGATCGCAATCCTAAAAGCATCTACACTATCTTTAACAAAATTCTCTATATTATCATATATAAAAAGAGTATCTTCGATATTAGTAAATGATTTATTTGGACTAATTCTTAATTTATCCAATAGAGGCAACAATTCATTGTCTCCAGATTGTCTATGAATTTTAGTTAAATTAATAATGTTGTTACACTTAAATACCTCACTAACCTTCTTATCTCCGACAGGTTGTAATTGAGCAATATCTCCACTAAAATATAATTTAGCATTTACGGAAGAACATTTCTCTAACAACAACTTATAAATTTCATCGTTAATCATAGATGCTTCATCTATAATAACAATTCCATTTCTTGGAATACCATTCTGCTTTCCTTTACATTTAAATTCAAGCGAACCGAAATCCAAAGCAAAGATATTAAGATTAGGAGATAAGGCTAATAAACTATGTACTGTATTGACATCTCCACAACCAGTTGCTTCCTCAATTACCAATTTAGCTTTATGGGTAGGAGCACATAGAACGTATCCTATGTACTCCTTATCCAAATATTTGATAAATTCTTTTAATAAGAAAGTCTTACCAGTTCCAGCATGTCCTTGAAGAACTAATACAGGTTCATTATCCTTAGTGAACTCAATCATTCGCGTTAATGCGACTTGTTGTTCTTCATCGAGCATCTATAAACCTCTTTTTAAAGTCATTTAAAACATCAATTAGATCATCTATCTTATCAAAACTCCATCCTTCGGTTTTAATATGATAGAAACTTCCACCTCCACCATTTCTGGTAGATATACTTAATGATTGTGTACCGCTGTCTTCACAACAATCGGCATCTTGAGTGTATTCAGCTTGTAGATTTTCTAAAGTGACACAATTCTCTTCATAATCATCCGTTATAATTTTCATAAATTCTAGTTTTCTGCTCAATACGTCTACCTTCAGACCAATTACTGATTTTAGTCATATAACCAATTACTCTATCCCACCATGACACTTTCTTACTGCGACATTTAGGACAAGAAGTTACAGGAACTTTAGTTATAAATCCACATTCATCACATTCAGTATTAGGAATATTAAATGTGAAATACTGACAACCAACTTCTCCTGCAAAACAAAGTAATTTATAATACTGTTCTGCACTCAAATGATGATCAAGATTAATATGACAAGCACTTCCACCATCCAAATAATCTCCTATATAATCTCTTCCATGAAGAATCATCTTCTCTGGTACAGAGATTGTAGAATCATTAGGTTTAAAGATGTAAGAAGCATACAAATTTGTATCTTCTGGAACCCAGTAGTTGTCATTCTTATCCCAATTATAATTTTTGATTGCCAGGCTTTCTGCGGGCACTTGTTCCGTGTTAAAAGTAAGCTTTTTAGTCTTATGTAGGGTATTTTGCTCTTTTATTAATCCAAAAATAAATTGACAGAATTGTTTATAATCTGGATTATCATTACATTTATATCCAAGGAACTCTGCTGCTTGATTTAATCCATTTAAACCAATAGTAAGATATTGCTTGTTAAGATCAATAAATCCAGCAGAATAAACTGGAAGTAATTTAGCATCATACATATCCCAAAGAAGTTCATTATATGCATTATGATACATATAAACTCTCTCAAGGATATTAATGATATACTTTTTCAAATGATCTTGCCAAGTAATATCAGTAAATGAAATAGTATCAGCTTTACCATTCACATAACAAGCATAATCATTAAATACACGATCTGCATACCAATCTTGAATAATTCTATTAAGGTTAAGAGTAATTACAGATTTACTACCTGTCTGTACTCCCATATTACCATTAGTAAAATTAAACTCTTTAGTTTGAATCATGTTCTTTAAACGACAACAAGAAGAAAGACTATCTACTGTATCAGAAATATAAGTAAAGAAACTATGTCCTCTAGCATATTCTTCTGCTACAAATCTAGCCATATTTTCGTCTTCAAATTTACCATCCTTGTAAACAAGAGCTACTGACTCTACTGGGAATGTAATCACAGTCTTAAGTCTTTCCTCATTAAACCATTGCATAAATTCTTTCTGCAACCACTCTAATGATTCGAATGTCGGTTGAGTTCCATCTGGAAAATAGAAATCTCCGAACATTCCATAAAAGAAACTCTTATCAAAATAGCTAAAATTAACAAATGCAGCTTGCATACCTCTTGCAGCAGCAGGCTGATTTATACTATAAACTACTTGTTGGAAATGTTGGTGTATTTGACTACGAATTGTTTTTCTTCTGTTGGAATGAACGCTTGTAATCTCACAATCAGGTTTAGTATAATATACATCACCCCATTCCTTCTTTGCAAAATAATCAAAATATAAAAGAAATTCTGATGTTGCTACAGCTCCAGCAAACATAGCTGATGTAGCAAAGATAAGGTTTATATACATTCCACAGAAACTATCAAGATTCTTAGGACTTGCACTAAGTCCGCCAATTCCCTTAATACCTCCTGTTAAGAATGGATACATGCTACTACTAACACAATATGGAGCAATTGCTCCTGCAAAAGATGATTCATCATGCTTATAAATAATATGATTATTCAGATCTTTTATATATTGTTTAGCATCAAAGTCTGGATAAAGCTCTTTGAGTTTATCAACGACCATTCCTCTATTAGTTTCAATGTTATCTTCTTTATGTATTTCTACATTAAGAATACCAACATTTTTATTTGCTACGTTAGAATTATCGTCGACAGTAGCATCTGCTGTATTTGATGACTTCTTATAATTTTCAATGAATTGTTTCTTCTTCGTGACGGAATCTCTAATCTCTTTTCTTTTATTTCTGTAAGTAGTGTAAGCTCTCATTACATCAATATAATCATAATCAATCAGAGTTTCCTCTATAATATCCTGAATCTCTTCAATAGTGATACCATCCCAAAAATCAACATCTTTAATCAATTCTATCACATGTCCATCTGAAAAATCATATCCACAAGCTTTAAATGCCTTTACTAAAGCATGGGTAATTTTAGTAATGTCAAATTCTTGAGAGGTTCCGTCGCGCTTAATTACTTTCATTTTAATTTATTTAAGTAGTCCACAAATTTTCAATCTAATCCCATAATTTCACTTACGAGGTATGTCTTTTCAAATCTATTTACAAGATCCGCAGATTTACCATTACAAATAATATCTGTGAAGCTATTATAAATATCAAATCCTGAGACTTCATCTACTTCGGAATAATAAGCAGATTTCTTATTATACCAAATATTTTTGTACGCTTCGACAGGGGTAGATTCAGAAAGTTTTACATTTCCTGCAAGACTGCTGAATTTATGATTGATACAGTTATCAATCCAAATGCCGAGTTGTTCAAAAGTTTCTTCTTTTGTGAAGACTAAGTTACTGAGCTTAGTAAGCTTTTCATTGATATTATCAGTTAATGATAAACAATGTCCTAAGAAAGAATAATTAATTGCAGTCTCAGGCTCAAGCTCTTGTACAGATAATGCTTCTGGATTGAATACACAAAGATTCAAACAAGCAGAACGTACAGCTCCTACATATTGTTTAACAACTGGTTTACGAGTATCAAGAGCATATACAAAACCTACTACTTGCTTATGACCTTCATAAGCATATTCATCAGGAAGTACAGCCTCAACATTCACTCTATTATAAATAATATCCTCAAAATTAACATCCCCATTTGGTGTAAGAGATATTTGATCTGCAGGTTTAACATTAATAATAAAGTCATTTGTAAACTTAGTCATTCTATCAATAAAAGGAGTAATATAAGCTTCAGAACTAAAATATTCTCTATCCTTAATTCTAGTGGCTTTTCCTTGTAATAATTGTTCGATTGTTATTTGCATTTTATTTCAATTTTAATTAAATCTGATAGGTAATCTAAAAGTGGTTCATCTTTCTCTTTCATCTCTACAACAAATCCATTCTCGTTAGATTCTAGAAAAATAGTACCTTCTGGAAGAAGACATCTTTCTATTAAAGCATCAACTAAATTCTCAGCACAAGTATTTCTCATGAGTTGCTCTGAATCTAAAGATTTAAATGTAGTAAGAGACCAATTATAATCTTCGATGTTTACATTTAAAATATTAAATGCATGTTCATAAGCAGAAAGAATAGAAGCAACATCAACAGTGATGCTACTATCAATTATTTCTTTTAGAATTTTACTCATCAAATTTAAATTTAATCGGAAGCGAATTATTTAATGTATCCAGTGCTTCTTGTAATTGTTCTTCTGATGCTTCTTGTTCTGGATCAATTGTTCGGAAAGATTCTTTACACAAAATAACCATACATAAAGACTCATCAATATCTTGAATAATGTAATTTCCGTCAAGTCCTTCATTATCAATATCATCATTTGTTTCTCCGTAAACTAATTCATAAATGCTATATTGTTCACTTATATATTCAAATACAACATCATACACAAAATCAGTTTGATATTCAGCATTAAAGAACTCAAGACTGGCATAATTATCTAAGACTCTATCTAATATATCTGAATCAAAGTCAGTAAGTAAATCTAATACGTTAGACTTAAATCCCCAGTTTTCAGTTAAATATTCAAAGAATCTCATTCTACAATAAATTCAAATTCTATTCCTGTTAAATTCTTAAATTGTTCTATCTGATATTTACGATAGTCAATTTCATCTTCATCGTCATCTCTATAACAATAATATTGCATCTCTATAAAATCAAAATCGTCAAAAACACAATGTTTAAGATAACCATTCTCTATTGCAGTCTCAACTAAATTTTCAATCAGATAAGTCTCAAAATCATTAAGATCTTCTGGAAGCATTATAGATCTAAGTAGCAATCCTTTAAAATCGGATACTCCTATATGTTCAAATTTAGATTCATACTCTGAACAAAGAACTTCAATATCATCAATTCCATCGTAATTTTTAATAACTGCTTCTAATAAATTATTCATAAAATTTCAACTCTTATACCTGTTAAATTCTCAAATTTATCAAGATCTTTTCTAATTGATGCAATATCATCTACAGAATAGTCAGGCTCATACTCTACTACTCCTTCATATGCAATAACAAAACGATCTTCACAATGAGGAAGATAATTTAATTTTAATGCATTACTCATTAGATTACTTAAAAGAGTCTGTTTAAGTGCGTCTATATCATCAAAATCATCAGAATCAATATAATCCCATTCTACACAATCAATAGGACAAAGACTTTCAAAAATTGGAAGATATTCTTCACAAAGCTTTTCAATCTTCTCATATTCAAAAGCTTTCTTAAAAAGAATTTCAAATAATTTATTCATATTACATTAATTTCAATATTCATACCTGTCAACTCTTTAAATTTCTGTAGATCTTCTTTAACTAGTTCAATAGGCTCTTCTTCTCCATCTTCACAATAATGATAATCTACTTCATCTCCTTCAATGAAGAACGAATCATCACAATGTGGAAAATAACCGAGATTTACTGCAGTCTCCATTAAAGTATCAAGGAGAAAACTCTCAACTTCATCTGGTTCATAAAATTCATCATATCCGTTTACCCAAACTATAGAATCGAGATTATTCTTGCAAACTTTTTCAAAAAGTGGAAGATACTTATCATACATATCAACAACATGTTTGTCAGCATACTTTCCTTTTCTACTAATTGCTAAATTTAATAATTTATTCATTTTTAAACGTTTTTAATTTTTGGAATATTAATATAAGTAGTTTCTATAAATTCTTATATACTACATATTCTCAAAAGTTCCTCTAACAAGATTATTTCCTAACATCAAATCATATGAAACTCCGTATGCATTTTGTGAATAGTTATAATTACTATAATCAGAAGATCCGAATAAACTCAATACATTTCTATAATCAAGTTTCTTACAAGAACTAAGTGCATTGGAATGCAAATCACCTTTAATAAAGTGAATATTATTTCCTTTCTCACCTTGATTCATAAGCCACTCATAAAGCATTACCTTAGTTTTGTCATCTATTACTAATGGCATTGGACGTTTCATAAATGCTGCATCCTTACCATGTAAGCAATAGAATACGTGTCCATTTTGCTCAAATCGTCCATAGAATTTCTCCCACAGAGTAGTTTCAATATCTGGAAATTTAACATTTAAATATCCAAACAGTGCTTTTACACACATATATTCAAATACTCCAGTGTGATTTCCTTCTGGAACAGAATAAATCTTAATAAAGTTAGCCATATTATTGATTACAAGAGTGCTAACAAACCAATCAATCAATTCGATAAATTTATTACCTTGCTCTTTAGCATCCATATTATTAGGCATTACATGATCTTGTCGTGCGGTGTATCCTGTAAAACCACAACAATCAATGTTATCGCCAAGCATGACAATATTAAGATGTTCAATATGTCCAAGTTCTCCAATTTTATAAATAACTTCAGTTAAACGTCTTTTAGCTTCTTCAAATCCATAAGATCTATTCTCGTCAAATAAACTTCCAGTTACAGTATAACTACCTAAATGAATGTCAGCAAGATAAACATTTAAACTCTTAGAAGAATGTTCCTCCTTAGTAATATAAACTGGATTTACTTTTGGAAGATTAACCTTAAAATCTTTCTTATCCTCAAGACGTTTCTTTAAGTCAATGTTCTCTTGTGCATACTTCTTGAGAAGTTTCTCATTATTCTTAATAGCATCCTCTTCAGCTTTTCTAAGAAAACTATTCTCTTTCTCTCTAAGCTGAATCTCTCTTAAAGTATCTTCGTCATATTCCTCCAACATATGTTGTGGGAATGGACTATTAGCTTTATAAATATTAAATGCTCTAAGAACTCTTTTAAAGTCTACAAGAGACAAATCTGGAAAATGTCGTGCTACAGATTTTTGTGTAAGTGAATCTCCATAATATGAATACAATCTATAAATGGTAGCCATCTCTTCACGAGAAAACTTACCTGTTAATGGATTTTTATTCTTTTTATAAATTTCATAACAATAATAAGTAATCTTAGTATCATCACCTCTTAAATACCATGTCTTGGCTCTATCATCAGTCTCAACATTCTCTTTCTTTTTATTACAAACTTTGACAGAATTATAAAGATCAACAAGAGTCTTTTCCAATTCCGTAAGTTCTGGTTTCTTATTAAGATTATGAATATTATTTACTACATTATTATAGCAAATGTTATTCTCATCGCAATAAGATTTAAGAGATTTGTTACTGTTTTTAGCAAGTGTGATGATGTCGATATACTTTTTAATAGTTGAAATTTTCATTTTTAATTGTTTTATTCAATTGTTAAGTTAAGCCGTTAGGCTGGTATCTAGACAATAAAAGGTCACTACCCTCACGAGCAGTGACCTTGTATCTCCTAAAAGGAGTGGATATTTATATAATAAAATTAATCGTTTACAATTCCAAAGAATACATAACGACCTGGCTTAGAGTTCTTAGAAGGTGTGTATTTAAACTTCATTACGACAGAAGTACCCTCTACTACCTCATGGCTCAAGCTGAGTGTTACATCCTTCTTCAAATCACCAGTCTTGTAAAGATCCTTAACAACATTAGCAGCCTCAGCTTTAGTCTTATCTGGACCAACTCGGAGAATCAACTCATTTGTTGCCTCGTCGAGAATATTGAAGAACTTCTTATACTTACGACGACCCTCGCTCTTTACATTAACCTGCTTGTAAGGACGCTCACGAGTATCCTTAACGGCAGCCTCAAGAGTAATCAAACAGCAAGCACCTGGACAATTCTTAGTGTTGCGATTAAGGTAATCCAACATAAACTCCTTAATATCACGCTCACTAATAATACCACCTTTCTTATTTTTCCAGTTCTTAAATGCAGTTGTTGCATCCTTCTGCTGTGTTGTGAAAAGCTCTGATACCTGTGCCAATGCTGCCTCTTTGCTCTCTGCTACTACCTCTACTCTCTTGAAATTCAAAACTGTTGTACTCATAATAATTAATCATTTAAAACATTAAAACATTTTCATCTTGTCGATTATGTGTTATCTAAATCAATTGTACACAATAGTACTACGGTTGAGAAAATTTCCCAACTATTTCAGTGTTAAAATTTGTCAAAAAGTGTTAAAATATGTTAAAATGGAACATAAGTGTCCAAAAGTTTTTTGAGTGTTTTTGGCATTTCCTGAGGTTTTATTCCAAAATCAGGGAAAGTATCACACCCATACATTAAATCCTCACAGATCGCCCCTAATGACTTGAGAAAGGTATTCTTCTCAATCTGGGTACTATCGGATTTAATTTTTAACAATACATCATAACACGTTATATTTTTACCTTTAGCTTTTAATGTATTTGTAATATAACAAGTAAGACAAATACACGCCATTTTATTTTCTAAACTTGTATTTAGAAAACCTAAACTAAAGTATTTAACATAAAGTTTACTCACTTTTTCAAAACTCAACTTTTCTAGTTCGTTCATTCTAGTGTATAACCTTTATATGCAATATAATATGCTACAAGTTTTAACAGCGATTTAAACTCATTAAAACCCTGGGCTATTTCTTTAGTTGTAACAGGTCTAACTTTTGTATAAAAATTAGGTATAGTTGAAACAATTAAATAATTAGCCTTGATTCTTGGATCTTTAATGTTATAGAATTTTTCAGCACACAGTTTTAATAAATAAACGTACATTCCAAATTCTCTACTGTAATGATAGTTAACAATGTTGGTATCCATCTCATTCAACATCTTTCCAAGAGTTTTAACATCATTAACAGTAATAGTGTCTAGATCAATAGTATAATTATCCAGCTTAGATTTTAACCTTATAATAAAAGGTTCTACATCTGGACAATTTACTTCAACATCTAATAAAATAGCTTGTTCGTTTTCTGAAATAGGTGTATCAATCAAACCTTCTGGATGCAGAAGATTCTGTACACTCTTATTATTCCGCAATGCTTCAACACAGCTTTTAGTAATCTCTAAAGATTTACTATCTAAGAATATTAATTCTTTATCTGATTCAGGTAAAGCTTTTCGTTTACGCCAATAAGGATAACACGAAATCAGAACTTTATTAACAAGTTCATCAGTAATTTTACCTTTATAATATCCAACTTTATCAGAAGCTTTTATAATATCTTCTTTTTCAAGTGGATGTTGAAGCCATACAGGATATAATTCGTCAGCCATTGCACCTAACTTCGCAGTAGGTTTACCAACATCTTCAGCTAACTCAAAGCTTTCTGGTTGTAGTACAAGTTCATGTACAGCAGATCCCAATTGGAATGAAGTCGAAAAGCTAAACTGAAATCCGTTAAAAAACTTTTCAGCACTTCCTCCTTGATCTGGATTAATTAATCCAAGTCTAGAATTGCTAACATATCCTCTATACTTTTCAGAAAAATATACTTCATCACTAATCTTTTGCAATCTTAGTGTATCAAGTAATGGAGTGATTTTGATATTGCTTAAATCCATTGTAATGTTTCTAGTTCTAGGTTATATGCCCAAACTATTTCCTCTATATCTAGACTATAAATTCTAAATACAGGATCACCATTTTGATTATGTGGTCTGTCAATTAATAATGCAGGTAAACCTGATTTAATAGCATTTTGTACATTACTAATACTATCATCAATTAACACATCACATCTACCTTTAATATAATCAGCTTTATTACTTTTTTGATAATATACTTGATAAATAGGTTTAATTGGAAATCCATTATTAGCTAGCCAATTTCTAGTATAAGACTTACAATTTACACGTTTAGTGCAATAATTATAAGGCTCAAAATTAGGTCTATCAATAACAGATAAGCTTTCCCAAAATTCCTTATTGTGTCTTAAAGTATTTACATTTTTAGTAATAACTGAATCTATAAGGTTTTTATCTCCTGGAAACATTTTAATGTAAGCTTCCCAAAATCCCGCAAGAGTATCGTCGATGTCAAACGAAACTCTTAAATTATCCTTGTTCAATTACATTCAACTTTTTCTTGAGCAAATTTTCAATTTCATCATTTCCACAATGAATAAAATAACACAATTTTAAATCTGATAATGTAGTATCAAATTGTAATGAAAATCCTTCAGGTGTTCGCCAAGGTTTCTTAGCTTTACTTAAATAAATTTCGTATTCATCTGAAAATGTGTTAATTATACAATTAGGAATTGATTTTGGAACTTTTCCTTTTACTATTAACATAATTTACCCAATAAGTAATAAAAATAATCTATAGGTATAATAGCAACTTGACCTATAGTTTGTTCGCCGTTTTTACCTGCTTTCTTCCAACATAAACAGAATGGTTTATCTTTATCTGAACAAGCATCTTTAATGTCAAAATAGTTTGGAAGATTCTGAGTAAATTTACATTGAATATTTACTGGAAGTTCTCCATCCATATCATATATATCTACTTTATCTGCATCCAACGCTTTATTCTGACTTCTTGAAGATACACATCCTTTATAACCTATTTCTCTCAATTTATGAATAACTTCCAACTCATAAGCACTACCTTTCTTTTTAGATCGACTTGCTTGTTTTGAGCGTCTGACTTTCTCATCAGCCCAAGTAAAAGTTATACCATCTTTAGATTTAGCTCCTGAACCAGGCTTGTTAGCTCTAGCTTTAATAGAATTAACTTCAAGTCCTGTCATCTCAGAAGCTGCTTCTATTGAGTCAAAGGTCATGATTTCACCAGTCTTAGTATATGTTGCAATTACACTAGTATTTGTCTACTTTTTTGCCATTTAATAATTGTATTTTTAATTAATTTAACTGTCTTATCTTTCCCATACAATTTATAAAAATCACTAATATCTTTAGCTTTATATTTTCTAGGAATTAACGTGATTATTAATTCTGGATATTGTTTACGAATCTTATTCATAAACCTTACTCCAGTTAAATCGGTATCAAATAATAGTGCAATATTAGTAAACCTTGTTTTAAGTTCTTCTAACATTTTAGGTTCTACGAATTGTGTCTCAGAATTAGGAGCAATTGCAGGAATACCTATAGAATATAAGCACATTACATCTTTCATTGATTTAGTAATTACTAATAATTTACCTTTATCAATTACTTGTTTATATCCTTGAATTGTTTTATGAGATACATTTCCTAAGAACCTAGTATTCTTACTTTTAGGCATATATATTCGCCATTGTTCTACATTTTCTTTCTTTCCAAAATAATATCCAAAAATAGGAAAATTTGCAGAAGATTGAGCAAATACAACTCCATTTAAAAATACAGTCTTACAACTAAAAACATGAAATTTACTTAAGATTTTTTGACTAATTCCATAACTTCCCCACCATTTTAATTCTCCTTCTGAAAAAGGTTTAGTTTCACATTGTATAAATGTTTGCTTCTCCTCTTCAAATTTTGGTTGAGATTTTATTACGATAGGTTTTTTGTCTGACTTTTTAGTTAAACCAAAATCACCAGCTATTATGTCTAATGCTTTATAATAACTACAAGCATATTTAGTCATTACTACATTTACAAAGTCTAAACATTGTCCTGTAGCAAAATCTTTAAAGTATAAAATACCTGATTTACCTCTAAAATAGCTACATGTATTATGAGCATCTGCTCGTAATGGAGAACGAAATAAGCCTTTCTTGACAGGAATACCTAAATAATAAGACATATACGTTTCTTCATTATGAGCAGATAGCAATAATTCCTTAGTGATTTTGGACTCAAATGAAAAATCAAACATAAGGAATTATATTTTTATTTATTACTCTGCTAACAAATCATCCAAATCAAAAGTATCTTCTGACTCTACAGCAGCAGATGGAGTATTCTCAATTACATCTGTTTTCACAACAGTTGGAGTAGCAGAAAGATATTCTTTTCTCTTTCCCTCTTCATAATCACTAAAGAACAATTTATCACCAATATAATTATCAGCAACAAATTCTACTCCTTCATTGGTAATTCCTACTAATCTAGGAATACTTGCCTCAACTTTACCGTCACGATTTATGCCGACAAGTTTAAGCTTAGTTGTTTTGTTTATCGCAGGTTTGGTAAGAGTAACGAGTGCGTTAGCAGCGTCAAGTGGAGTCTTAAATTTACTAGCAGCAGCTTGCAACTTCTTAAATCCATCTGGATTCAATACATATACAGTCTGCTTAATGAAAGCCCAAAACTCCTCAAAATTAGAAGCCAGTTCTCTAGTACCGCCGTTCTTGTTATCAACTTTTCTTCTTACAGTATCGTTTGCATCCTTTGGCAAGAACTTATTAACAGTGAAATAATCACCATCTTCTGTCTCAAAACTTGCACGAACTGTAGTATAATGCTGACTAGGATCTTTCTTACCATCGAACTCTTTAACCTCACAACCCTTAAAGATTACATCATAAATATCCCAAGGCTTCAAAGGTTTGCGTGTACTTCTTACTGCTGACTCGTTTGCGTTTACTCCAAAATTAAAACTCATAACTCTTAAAATTTAAAATCAATTTTATCCAAATCTGTGTCGTCATCTTCTATATCTAAATCATCTAATGAATCTATATCAAACTCATCATCTACTTCTGTAGCTTCTGGTTCAATCTCCTCTTTATTTCCAATAAGGAAGAAGATACCTTCATCTTCAGTAGGTTTAAGTTCGAATATAGTGCCAAAGGCTGCAAGTTTATCATTTGCAGAGCCTCTGTAACTTACCGTGTTACTTTGTGTTAGTTTATTACCGCCCTTTGTTCCGAAAGCCTGATCAGTTCCAATTACAGGAATTGTCTTCTTATCTTTCTTCTTATACTTGATGTCAACTCGACAGTCAGGGCAAACTTTCAACAAATCAACTGCTCCTTGTGTGAGAATTAATTTGTTGGAATCAAGTGTTACTACTGGATTAGGATTGGTATCAGCTTTCTTCTTAGTACTGGAAGAGGTCTTTTTGGTATCAACTGTAATTTCCTCTTTACCAATATATGTAATCTCACCAGTAGATTCATTCACGTCATAGTGAAACAATACGTCTAATTTCATTATTCTCCAAATTCAAATTTTTTGATTGTATCTATAACCATTTTCATGTTAGGCTCAATGTAAGTTTCCTCAAAACATCCTTTAGTGCTTCTACAAGTATCTTTACCAAGTGACTTAGTTCGGAACTTATAATCTACACTATCATCAGACTCAATAATTTTCTCTGCATAAAGGAGATAATTGAACAAACCATCAATATTCACACTTCTATCAAGCAATTTACCAGTTGTGAAAAGCTTATAATTTGGATCTACATCTGTTCCATCATTAACAATGTGAGATATAAATACCAATACAAGATCATCACGAAGAGTCATTGCTTTAATCAACAAATCATAATAATGCTTTGCTAACTCAGTATGTTTATCGTATCCTTTCTCCAAAGCTCTATTCATTAACTCTTCTGACAACAGATAGTTAGAATCGTCAATTACAAGAACTTTAATGTTAGGAAGGCTCTTATCTACAATATTAAGAATCTTATAAATCTGATCATACTTATTACTGAAAAACCAATTTCCAGATACAGTCTTATCAGCGTTTATCGTTAACTTCTTATAGTTTTTTCTGAACTGTGGAATTGATAACTGCTTTGGAGTGCAGCTAATAATGAAAGTCTCAGCTGGGTCTAAATATGCCAACGAAGAACTTTTACCAGTACCAGAAAAACCACCTAATCCTATAATTTGTGCCATTATAAAGTAAACATGTTATTGTTAACTACTTCTTCATCTTCTTTGATATTATTATTATCTAATAAATAATTGGGACTTGTATAAGTCTCATAATCATAAATCTCATCAGGTTTTGGTAATTCTTTAAATATACCAATACTTCCAAAGAAATTAGTTCCTATTTCTACATCGCAATCTCCGAATCGGTTTTTCAGAACCATAATACTTCTAAAATACTGATCCAAAACCTCAATATTATATTTCTTATAAGTTTTGAGATTATCTCGATTAGGATTATAAAGAGCTATCATTACATTACAATCTTGAACAGTATTACCACTATCCTTTGCATCATTTATAGTAAATGCTGATTTACCTGCTTTGAATCTCTCAATATTTCCTTGCTCTCGATTAGCTTGCTGTATAACTATAGGACTTATTTTACATTTCTCTCTTAGAGTAACTAAGTAACTAGAAAGTAAATCCATTTCTTGTTTAAGACTATGACCAGGTTGTGGTCGAACTAGACCTATATGATCAAGTATAACATTATATATAAGATTTGGATTATCAGGATAATATTTAAGTCGAGTTTCTGTTTCCTCAAACTTTCCTATTTCTTCTAATCTTGTTCTTAAAATGGCATATACTTTGTTGGCATTAACTGCTTTATCATATATTTCCAATTTTTCACTAATCTTTCTCAGCCATGGAACACATTCTTGTACTAAGTCATAATGTTCGTCAGACAAGATATACTCTTTCTTTCTTGATAATATCTCTTTATAAGATAGCTCTATTCCATATGTTTCAAAAATATATATGGCTAGTAACTTAATATACAAAGAAACTTCATTCATCTCCAAACTGAAATAAAGTACTTTAAAATCATCATTGTCTAAGTTCTCCATTAATGGTTTATAAACATAGGCATATAATGCGAAAGTAGTTTTTCCAGCTCCTGAATTTGAAAGAATTAAAGTATAAGTTTCTTGGGTGACTCCATCAATAATACTCTCTAATTTTGGAAGTCCAAAAGAAATTCCATGATTTAAACCTTTTCGACCTTTGTCAATCTCAGCTAATATTCTATCAACAATCATAACAATTTTAAACTAGAATTAGTTAAAATGCCATCTTTTGCAATCAATTCCATATTAAGCCAATCATTGTCAACAATAAAATCTCCAAGATTTGTAAAGTTATATCCACTGTTTTTACCTTCTTCAATAAGACTAAGTATCTTTTTATGCATTTCTGGTTTATTTCTAATAGCTTTTCCGTAGGCTCTAAAAGCATCCTCTAAAGAATCGAATTTTTTACTTACTCTTCTTAGTTTATACTCAGAACCATTCACTATTGTAGATATAGGATATGCTTCAAATAACTCTTGTCCCATTTCGAAAGAACTCTTATAAAAGTCTTTTACAAGATTTTTATTCAACGGAATATCAATAGGATTAAATGATTGCCCTTTTTCTGGAATTTTATACGATTTAAGTATAACTCCAGCTTCTTGAAGATTTACCAAAAGATCACGAATACTTCCTTTAAAACGAGAAGTAAAGTATGTCTTTACTGTTTCTGGATCATCTCCATTTTGAGCAATTAATAATATTTCCAACAACATTAATTCATTTGCGTTAATATTATATTTCTCACAAAATATTATTTGTTGTCTAAGCACGTGCGTATAAATTAAATCATTTTCAGATTAATCTATACACCAAATCGTTAAATGTTCGTTAGAACTGAATGGATTTAGTTACGCTCTGTTGCTACTTCTAAAAGAGTTGCATAATCAGCTTTAAGCTGTTTAATTTCCTCTTTAGCTTTAGCAAGTTTCTTCTCTGTTGCTTCAAGCTTCTTAGTCAAAAGCTTAATTTCTTTTTCTGTCATAATTAAAAACGATAAACGAAATTAGTTAATTTCTTTTTATAAGTCTCATAAGGTTCTCCTTTTAGTACTTTTAAAAGGTTTTCCTCGTCGATAGTAATATAATTACCGTTCGGATGTGATTTTTTAAACCATTCTTGTTCTACAGTATCCTCTAGAACAAAGGTAAACATTTCTGCAAATTTAGAAGATTCTTCTTTCCTTATAACTCGTCCTGTTCTTTGGATTCCTTGAGTAGCACTAGAATCTAATCCCAATACTATACCCACAGATAATCCTTTACAATCTAGACCTTCATTAGCCATTTTAACTGTATTAAGAACACCAGAGTCTAAAGTAGAAAATTCTTCAATCGTCATACGATTTTTAGCTTTACTTTGTCTACCAGTATAAATGTATCCAACTTTAATTGCATTAGCCATATCAACATTAGCTGAGAAAGTAATTATTTTCTTATCTGAACGATATTTAATAATTTCTCTTGCTAATTCGATTTTTCTCTTGTGATTATTAATAAATTTCTTTCTTTTCTGAAGAACTCTCATGAATGCAGTCGCATGATAAGTAATTTCCTTAAACACTTCTTTTCTTTTTTCTTCATCTTTACATATTTCATCTCTATACTTAGCACGATTAACATAACCGTCTTTACCAAGCATAGACATAACTAATGACCAGTTGAATCCAAAATATTCAAAGTGAGCAGTAAATTCTTTATTCATTTGTTTGTATTCATTAATATCATCTACTGATAATATTACTTGATATTCTACATAATCAGAAACCCATTTATTAAGTTTAGCTACTTCTATAGAAATGTTATCCACTTCTGGACATTTCTTTTCTATTAAAGAGTGCTTACCATCAAGACGTTCTATTGTTGCAGTTAAACCTAAAATTAATTTATACTTAATAGTTTCAAATAAATGACTGAACGAATCAGCTGGACAACGATGAATCTCATCAATTATTAATAAATCACAATTAAAATTATGTTTACTTGCAGTATTAATAATAATTACTTGTGTATTAAATCCTAATCCGAGATTATCTAGAATTGAAATCCATTGTTTTCGTAAAGTATCAGTAGGAACAACTACTATTATAGACATTGTAGGATATTTCTTAAGTAATATCTGTATAATGTTAGTAGCTACTCTGGTTTTTCCGTATCCAGTGCAAGCTACGATAGTTCCTTTGCCTTTACTTTTAAGCCATTTATTAACAGACTCTTTCTGACGCTCATCACGAGTTATAGGAGTGAAC